AAACCGACGAGTCTAGCCCACTAGCTGGCCAATACGGACATTCGGGTAAAATGAAAGAGGTTGGAAAAGAAACATCATTCTTAGATCGCCTAAAAGAACTTTCTGGAATGGTTCGCCACTAATTTAACAATTAGAACAACCGCGTCATAAATATCATTGACGCTAAGAAATTAAGCGTGTACACTACACAAGTGAATACGCTTTTTTCTTTTGTATCACAGGCAACTTAACCTTATTGGTAGTAAACACTGACAGCAGAGTGTATAATCAGCTGTAAGGCAACTATTTAAATCATGTATTTAAATCAACATTTTAATCAACTTAGAAAGGCAACATAAAATGGCTAGTCTCTCAGAAATTCGTGCTCGTTTAGCACAATCAGAAAACAAACAAGGTGGACAATCACAATTCAGTGGTGATAATGCAATTTACCCACATTGGTCTATGGATGAAGGATCGTCAGCAACACTACGCTTCCTTCCAGACGGTAATACAAAAAACACATTCTTTTGGCAAGAGCGAGCTCAAATTCGACTCCCGTTCAACGGAATTAAAGGCGAGATGGATAGTAAGCAGGTTATTGTGCCTGTTCCATGCGTAGAGATGTATGGCGAAGTTTGCCCAGTTCTTACAGAAGTTCGCACTTGGTTCAAAGACAAATCACTAGAAGAAATGGGTCGTAAGTATTGGAAAAAACGCAGTTATATTTTCCAAGGCTTCGTTCGTGAGAACCCAATCGGTGATGACAAGACTCCGGCAAATCCAATCCGCAGATTTATTATCGGCCCACAAATCTTTACACTTATCAAAGGTGCATTGATGGATCCAGAATTGGAAGAATTGCCAACAGACTTGCTCCGTGGCCTAGACTTCCGTGTTAGCAAGACTGCTAAAGGTGGTTTTGCTGACTACTCTAGTTCCAAATGGGCTCGTAAAGAAACAGCATTAACAGAAGCCGAACAAGCGGCTATTGCTGAACACGGGTTATTTGATCTAAGCACATTCTTGCCTAAGAAACCAGGCGAAGTCGAGCTTAAGGTTATTAAAGAAATGTTTGAAGCAAGTGTTGATGGTCAGAGTTATGACACAGAGCGTTGGGGTCAGTATTTCCGCCCAGCAGGTGTTACGGCTCCAGCAGGTAGTTCTACACCAGCACCAGCAGTAGTTGATGAAGATGTTCCTGCGGCTAAACCAGCACCAGTGGCTTCAAGTTTTGATGATGAAGATGATGTAGCAGTTGCGTCAGCACCTGTGGCAGCTAAACCATCAACAGACAAAGCTCAAGACATTTTAGCAATGATTCGAGCTCGTCAGAAAGCGTAATTAGTGAAACTAACAGTTATTTTAGGTGTCAACAGTGAAGCATCCTTTGACATTTTGTTAAATGATAATGATTTTGTTCGTAAATGGACAGAAGAATTACGATGGCATCTGAATAACTGTGAGTTTGACCAACAAGAAGCATTTGCAACGTTACTTACTTTACAAGAAAAAGCTGATATACTAAAAAAATCTTGTCTGACTATAAACAAATATTTAAAAAACTTTATTGAAATTCGAGAGGACTTTGTTAATCAGTCTCAGGAATATTTTAATTATTTGCACAGAAAATTTGAAATACTAAGTGGCGGATTTGAAAAACCAACTAGACTATTTTCTGTAGCAAATCAAGAATTAAGAGATGCCATTAGACAGTTAAATTTTTTTGTACACAGCACTGAAGTTAAAAAAGAGTCATATCCTGCTATGTATTTAAGTTTTAATAAAGATCAATACCGTAGACAACCGTTTGAAGAAGACGATTACAAGTACCATGAATTTGCATTTCCGCCCGGAACATTAATTGCACACTTTCAGGAGTTGGGAAAAGAATTTATTGATTTGTACGAAGATCGATTAGAATTAGATTATCCAGGATTTAAAAACTCACATTTCTTTGGCGGCGAGGCCTGGTTGATGTTGACTAAAGGCACCAAAATGAATGATCCGCTATTTATTGAATGGTTACAAGCTCGTGGAATTGATCCATATGATAAAAAGTTAGGTCATGGTAGAATCCCATTAGGGCATGTTGAAGATATTAGTCAAGTTAGTGATATGTTGAAAAAGCATCGATATTTAAAAGAACTCATAATTAAGGAGTAATACAATGGCAAAACCATTTGATATAAGCAAGTTCCGCAAGGACATCACCAAGAGTATTGAAGGCCTAAGCATTGGATTTAATGATCCAACTGACTGGATCTCAACAGGCAACTTTGCCTTAAACTATCTTATTAGCGGAGACTTTAACCGAGGTATTCCACTAGGCAAAATTACAGTGTTTGCTGGTGAATCTGGTGCAGGTAAGTCGTATATCTGTTCTGGCAACATTGTTAAGAATGCACAAGAGCAAGGAATCTTTGTTATCCTGGTTGATACAGAAAACGCACTTGACGAGACATGGCTACACGCACTCGGTGTAGACACCAGTGCAGACAAGTTACTTAAACTAAACATGTCAATGATCGACGATGTGGCCAAAGCTATTTCGACATTTATGATTGACTACAAAGCCTTACCAGATGGCGAGCGCATGAAGGTGTTGTGGGTTATTGACTCACTTGGTATGTTGTTAACTCCTACAGACGTTAACCAATTTGAAGCAGGCGACATGAAAGGCGATATGGGTCGTAAACCTAAGGCACTTACAAGTCTAGTTCGTAACTCAGTTAATATGTTCGGTGGCTACAATGTTGGAATGGTATGTACCAATCACACATATGCTAGTCAAGATATGTTTGACCCAGATGACAAAATCTCAGGTGGTCAAGGCTTTATCTATGCATCCAGTATTGTTGTTGCCATGAAGAAAATGAAACTTAAAGAAGACGAGGATGGCAATAAAATTTCCGAAGTTATGGGTATCCGTGCTGGTTGTAAAGTAATGAAAACTCGTTATGCTAAACCGTTTGAAGGTATGCAGGTTAAGATTCCTTATGAAACAGGTATGAACCCCTACAGTGGATTAACTGACCTGGCAGAGAAAAAAGGTATTCTTAAGAAAGATGGTAATCGTTTAATGTTTGTTACCAGCGACGGCGAAATTATTAAACAATTCCGCAAGGCTTGGGAGTCAAACGAAGATGGTTGTTTAGATAAAGTAATGCTAGATTTTGTAAATCAACGCGAAACGGTAACGACCGAAGACACAGCCACGGAGGAATAAGAATGTCGGTAGAATTAAGCAAAGAAATTTGGAACGAACTCAAACGTTATGTTAATGTCGTAGATCGTGATGAAGCGGCAGAAACACTGGTAAGTGTATTAATTGATAACGATGTTAGCGCAGACGAGGTCAAAGCTACTTTTAAAAGTGATTCTGAAGTAAAACGGGCCTTGGCCAGTTATCTCAAAGATCACGAAGAAGCCGATGATGATGAAGCCGATGATGATGAAGACTATGACGAGGATGACGATTATTAATGTCATCTAAGTATTTTCCAATCCGCACAGACACGGCTTGCCAATTAAAATGGAATTGGAGTACTATACAACTGTATGATGGTAGCACCAATTCGTGTCATAGAGTTGGACAAACTGTAATACAACCAGAAAATTTTAGTACTTTTCATAACACTCCTAAAAAAGTAGCAGACCGTCGTCTTATGTTGGAAGGAAAATGGCCCACTGGTGGTTGTGAATATTGTAAAAATATTGAGGATGCAGGCGGACAAAGTGATAGACAATTTCATTTACAAATACCTAATTTAGCTCCTCCTGAATTAGAATCAAATCCTACAGCAGTAGAAGTTACTCCTCGTATATTAGAAGTATATTTAGATAACGTCTGTAATATGAGCTGTATCTACTGCTGGGACGGTTTTAGTAGTCGCATACAACAGGAAAATGAAAGATTTGGAAATTTTGTTAAAAATGGAATTGAAATAAAAAATTATGCTGTTCGACATCCACAGCACACAGAGTTGTCGGTAGCTTTTTGGAAATGGATGGAGCAAAATTCAACATCGTTGGCTAGGTTCCACATATTAGGCGGAGAGCCATTTTATCAGGAACAATTTGAAACCTGCATAGAATTTTTAGAAACACATCAAAATCCAGAATTAGAATTTAACATAGTTTCAAACTTAAAAGTTTCCATACCTAAATTAGAAAAATTTATTGAGCGTATAAAAAATTTATTAATTAGTCGCCGAATAAAAAGATTTGACCTTACTGTTAGTATTGATTGCTGGGGAGATGAGCAGGAATATATACGGTATGGTATTGACATGGAGCAATGGCAAAAAAACTTTGATTATATAGCACAACAAAAATGGATAACCTTGAATATTAATCAAACTATCACAGGATTAAGTATAAAAAGTATGCCCTTGTTAATTAGATATATTAACGGGCATAGAAAAATAAGGCCCATTGGACATTATTTTACGGCTTGTACAAATAGATCACACTTGTACCCTGGTATATTTGGTTCTGGATTTTTTGATCAAGATTTTAAAAATATTCTTGAGGAAATGCCCGCTGATAGCTGGCAACATGATAATGCTAAGGAAATGATGCTAGGGTTACAAACAGAATTTAATTCTCATCAGCGAGATGGTGCCGAATTATTAAAATTAAAAACTTTTTTAAATGAAATTGACCGTCGTCGACAACTGGATTGGTCAAAAACTTTTCCGTGGTTAATAAAGGAATTAGAAAATGTGGTATAGCAAAGTAGTATCGGACCTTGGCAATATTCCTGATTTTATTACTCATTATGAGGTAGAACTTGATGAAGCTAAACGTGATTGTCGAGTTGGCGGACTAATTGAGAAGAATATTACAGCATTACCTGGCATTACAGAACACAGATTTAATCAGCTACAAGAAATTGAAGCAGTCTTAAATTATCTCAACATACAGTTACGCAAAATCCGTCGTCGGCATTTCCAAAAGTATTTAGAAGGGTATGCTCGTGCGTTAACCAGCCGCGATGCTGAAAAATATGTCGACGGCGAAGACGAAGTGATTGAGTTCGAGACACTAATCAACGAAGTGGCATTGCTCCGCAATCGTTTTTTAGGAATTCTTAAAGGTATGGAAAGTAAAAACTTCATGCTTGGACATATTGTTAGATTACGGGCTGCCGGCATGGAAGATGTGCAAGTATAATGTTTAGTGTACCAGTACAAAATTCTCGTCCTAGTTTGGATATTCTTAATGCATTACAAGAGTATGATGAATTTATGGAAAGCATCGATACTCTAGTAGATCTTGGCTGTGGAGATGGAGCGGATATTGAATGGTGGGCAACCAGGACCACCAGAGATGATATACCTAAACCTCTTAATATTACATGTACTGGAGTTGACCAAATTGATCAAGTATTTGAACCTAGAAAATATAAGAATGTATCTTATCGGCAGACAGATTTTGAAAAAACTATAGATACACCCAGTAATAAAAAATTTGATGTATTGTGGTGTCATGACGCATTTCAGTATTGTATAGATCCAATTGGTACCTTAACACGGTGGAGAGATATCACCAATGATGGTGGTATGTTAGCAATTACAGTTCCGATTACTATTACCGTACATCATCGACAGTTAGCATTCACACAACAAAGTGGTTGCTACTACCATCATACTATGGTTAGTCTTATTCATATGTTGGCTCTAACTGGGTGGGATTGCGCCGCCGGGTTTTTCCTACAAAAACCAAACGATCCGTGGATTCGTGCTATAGTATATAAAAGTGAGCAAGAGCCGTTAGCTCCTAAGACAACAAATTGGCATCGGCTTAGCGAACTAAATTTATTACCTAAATCGGCAGCCGAAAGCATAAACGCCCATAATTATTTGCGCCAGCAAGATTTAGTATTACCTTGGCTAGATCATAGTTTAACCTGGATGGGCCAACAATAATTGTTAACTAGTCTCATCCCCGTGCTAATGTAATAAAAGATGGCATCGCTGTACCTGCGCCAACACGCTCCCTAGGAGACACAGGTATATGGAGTTATGGTGTAAAAGCCGGTAGCACACTGGGGTTTGATTTAACTGTTAGCCTAGGTAATGTGGCCTAAGTTAGTGTACGCTAACCTATTAAAAGCCCTACTTTGCTAGGGCTTTTTTATGGTTGACCATAAATGTCCGATTTGCTATAATATTACATATACTAACAAATTAGGAGCAGAAATGACTAAGAAACATTTTATAGCAATGGCCCAAGAAATTAGCCAAATGCCTAATATGGCCCAGCGATTAGCCACAGCAATTGCATTCTGTCGGGTAGCACAGACTACTAATCCTAGGTTTAACCAAGCTAAATTCCTTGATGCTTGCGGTGTTTAAGCCGGTTGACCAGAAATCACCAATATAGTATAATAGTTGTATTGTTAATAAAAAGGAGCTAACCTTGAGTACAGTAATTATTAAAAACGGAACATACCGTAATCAACCCGTAAACAATGTAACCTTTAATCTAGTTAAGGGTTACCAAACAGGAGCCAAAGGAGGCTATGTGACTGTGAAATCAGATGGCTTTTTTGGCCCAGACTTACCAGAAGTAGTTCGTGTCAATGTCAACGGCATCGACGATGTGGAATTTACCGCCGAATCTACGCCAGTTGGCGAGTTTATAGCGCCAATTGCTCATCCTCATGTTCATGTTCATAACAAAGTGCCGGTTGAAACCGACGAAGAAGTTATTGCCCGTATTGGCGAACGGTTTGATATCCTTGACCAAATGACTAAGGCCACAATCGCAGGAGATGTCCGTGCAATGATTGTAGTTGGCCCTCCTGGTGTAGGTAAGAGTTACGGCGTGGAAAAACAGTTAGAACATTCTGGCTTGTTTGATCAGTTGTCAGGTCGTCGTGTTAAGTATGAAGTTATCAAGGGTGCAATGACACCAATTGGATTGTATTGCACACTGTATAAACATTCAGACAAAAACAATGTCATAGTGTTTGACGACTGTGACTCGGTATTCCAAGATGACTTGAGCTTGAACATCCTAAAGGCCGCCCTGGACTCTGGTAAGAGACGTAGAATTTATTGGAACTCGGACTCGTCCATGTTGCGTCGTGAAGGCGTTCCAGATATGTTTGACTTCAAAGGGTCGTGCATCTTTATTACCAACCTACAGTTCCAAAATCTTAAGAGTAAGAAGTTGCAAGACCACCTAGAAGCATTACAAAGTCGTTGCCACTTTATAGATTTAACTCTTAATACCATGCGTGATCGTTTCTTGCGTATTAAGCAGATTTACCTTAAGGGCGAGTTGTTTGCAGACTATGATTTTAACCAAGAACAAGGCGACGAAATCATTGGATTTATGGAAACTAATCAAAGTCGCCTGCGTGAAATGAGCCTGCGTATGGCACTTAAGATCGCAGACTTAACCAAAGTATCAAGTGATAACTGGAAGGCACTGGCCGCTAGCACTTGTATGAAAAATTCTTAATCGGGTAAATTACCCGGTAAGTAAACGGTAGCTCCTGTAACGCCCAAAGCGTTACACTTTACCCGGTACCTTTAAAACGGTACCGGTTTTTTTGACTTTAGTCAGCTAAGTATGTTATACTAAACCATGCCTTTTTGTTATTCTCCGTGGACCAATATTGATATCAGCCCCATGGGCGAAATAACCCCTTGCTGTAAATTTCAAAAACAATACTACGACCAACAATTCAATATTCAAACGCATTCACTTAGTGACTATTTTAATAGTAAATTAATCCACAATATTAAACAGGAATTCCATAACGGCGATTGGCCAGCAGGATGCGAACGATGCCGTATTGAAGAATCAACCGGCATCGAAAGTAAACGGCAGTTAGATTATACCAGATGGAAAGGCCATTACGATTCTTACGATCTTGCTAATAGTAAATTTATTACAACTAGTATTGCATTCGGAAACACTTGTAATCTTAAATGTATAACTTGTGGCCCATATTCATCAAGTCGGTGGCAGAAGGAATATCACGATCTCTATGGTAAAGATATTCCTCATTTTAAATTTTATAAAAAAAACTTTGTTCAAGATTTTATAGCACAAGCACCTGCTATTGTTCATTTAGATATTCCAGGAGGTGAGCCATTTTTAAGTGGAATAGATGAACAAAAATCTTTATTATCACATTATGTTGCCACGGGCCAGGCAACAAATATAACATTGCATTATACAACTAATGCACAGATATTTCCAGACGAGGAATGGTGGCAATTATGGAACCATTTTAAAGAAGTAGAGATTCAATTAAGTATTGACGGAGTAGGTAAGAGATATGAGTATATAAGATTTCCGGCTAGCTGGTCAGCACTTGTTGATAATGTGAGTAAATATCAACATATACAATCATCAAATCTTAAGTTAAGTGTTAGTCATACTGTAAGTGCCTATAATATTTTTTATATTGACGAATTCTTTACATGGTGTTATACTATAGGATTACCGCGCCCTTGGTTAGGCCGCGTTCATACTCCACAATATATGCGTCCTGGAGTTTGGACTAATCCCGGCCGCCAGATAATAATTGATCAGTTACAAACTAGTCAACATTCTGATGTATTAACATGGACAAATTTGATGGTCAATATGGACGAGTCTGAATTTTTTAATGAATTTAAAACTAAATTACAAGCACATGATCGGTATAGAAATACTAATTTTAATATTACCTTTCCAGAGTTAGCTGACTACCTATGAAAACAGCAACAATAATAATCCGCGATGAAGTTAATATCAAAATAGAAGGACTTGAATTAGATGCTCGACGCGCCCTGGTTAATGCGTTTAAGTATGATGTTCCGGGTGCCCGATATCTCCCAGCGGTTAGACTTGGGCGGTGGGATGGCAAAGTAAGCTATTTCCAACTTGGTGGCAGCACTTATGTAAATTTGTTACCAGAGATCATTCCTATATTAGAAAAGTTTAATTACAATATCGAACTAGATGATCAGCGCGAGTACTCTACTACATTTGAATTCAACCAAGTAACCGAAAAAACATTCAGCCATATTATGTGGGGCAAAGGGCACCCAATGGAAGGGCAACCGATGGAGCTCCGTGATTATCAAGTTGAGATCATCAACAACTTCCTTGAAACCCCACAATGCATACAGGAAATTGCCACAGGCGCAGGCAAAACTGTTATCACAGCCGCACTGAGTAATGCTGTGGCACTATATGGTCGCACTATTATTATTGTTCCTAATAAGAGTCTAGTAACACAAACAGAAAAAGACTACATCAACATGGAACAGGATGTGGGTGTGTTCTTTGGTGACCGTAAGGAATTTGGTCGCCAGCATACCATCTGCACCTGGCAAAGTTTAAATGTCTTACTAAAGAATACAAAGAACTCTGTAGGCGATATTACCATACAAGAGTTTCTAGAAGATGTTGTATGCGTTATTGTTGACGAAGTCCATATGGCCAAAGCCGACGCACTAAAGACTTTGCTCACAGGTGTAATGAGCCGTATACCATTACGCTGGGGACTAACAGGAACTATACCCA